GGACTTCTCATAGAATGGCTTGTAACATGGAAGATGCAGGTTGGATTCTTAAAGATACAATAATGTGGCTATATGGTTCAGGTTTCCCGAAAGCTACTGATATAAGTAAGCAGTTGGATAAAGTGCATGGGAAACAGAGCAAAGGATTTAATACTGCTGGTGGAAAAGAACAATACGCAAAGCAAGACAAGTCGTTTAGAAGTGACTATGGCTATGAATGGAAACCAACAGGAGACGAAGCAAAACTATGGAATGGTTGGAAATCCCATGGACTAAAACCAGCTTATGAACCTATCATAGTAGCTATGAAACCTAATGACGGAACTTACGCTAACAATGCTCTAAAACATGGTGTAGCAGGACTGAATATAGATGGTGGGAGGATAGGAACTGAGGAGATACATTTAACAGGTGGCGGTGGTGGTCAAGGAACTGGATGGGGTAAAAAGGAAGCTATAAATGAGACAAGAGTAGGCAGATTCCCAGCAAACATAATCTTAGATGAAGAAGCAGGAGAGATGTTAGGAGAACCAGCAAGATTCTTCTACTGTGCAAAGGCAAGTAAGAAAGAACGTAATGCAGGGTGTGAGGGGTTACCGATGAAAGCAGGTGGAAGTAATGCAAAGGGCTACACAGCAGACGTAGCCAAAGGACTGGATAGGAACAGAGAGACAACTAATTTCCACCCCACAGTCAAACCTCTAGCCCTCATGGAATACCTAGTAAAGCTCACCGCAACACCTACAGGAGGAACAGTCCTTGACCCTTTTATGGGAAGTGGAACTACTGGCTTGGCTTGTAAGAATCAAGGTAGAGACTTCATAGGTATAGAAAGAGAAGAAGAGTATATAAATATTGCTAAGGCGAGATTAAATGTCATACAAGATAACGACAGCAACAAAGAAGATACACCAACTAAGTAAGAGAATAAGAGTCTTACAAGGCGGTGCTTCAGCTTCCAAGACAATCAGTATCTTACTGGTGCTAATTGACATGGCACAGAGAGACAAAGAGCCTACACTGACCAGTATTACTTCAGAGTCATATCCCCACCTTAAACGTGGAGCTATGAAAGACTTTTTAGACATAATGGAGCTACAAGGCTACTTTGACCCTAATAGGTGGAACAAAGGAGATAGCACATATTCATTTGAGACTGGCAGCAAGATAGAGTTCTTCTCACTAGATAGCCCACACAAAGTAAGAGGCCCAAGACGAGACAGGCTATTCATAAACGAGTGTAACAACGTAGCTAATGGCTTTGAAACCTTTGAACAGCTAGAGGTGAGAACTAAAGACCTCATATACCTAGACTACAACCCTACATCAGAGTTCTGGGTACATGAACACGTAATACCAAGAGATGACGCAGAGTTTCTCATACTTACTTACAAGGACAACGAAGCCTTAGACGAATCTATCGTACACACCATTGAGAGAAGAAAGGGTAGGAAAGACTGGTGGCAGATATATGGTCTAGGACAAGTCGGGGACGGATTAGAGGGTAGAGTATACAAAGGCTGGAACATCATAGATGAAGTACCATTTGAAGCTAGGTTAGAGAGATACGGACTAGACTTTGGCTATCACCCTGACCCACTTTGCGTTATTCAAATCTTTTACTACAACGGAGGATATATCTTACATGAAGTCTTATACCGCAAAGAGATGCTAAATAACGAGCTAGGCAGCTATATGAAGAACCAAGCACCAGCACTTATCATAGCTGACTGTGCAGAGCCTAAGAGTATAGCTGAACTCAAAATGTATGGACTCAACATAATAGGCAGTAAGAACGGTGCAGATAGCGTAAGAAACGGCATAAACGCCATAAGAGACACTAAGATAAGTGTAACTAAGACCAGCACAAACCTCATTAAAGAGTACAGAAACTACCTCTACAAGATAGATAAGAGTGGAAATGTAGTAGCAGGACAACCTGAAGACGGTAACGACCACGCACTAGACGCTATGAGATACGGAATGATGAGCTTAGTGTCCGTTATGAAGAAGCGAGAGATGAACTTAGCTTTAGGCTCACGATTCGTTGAGCAGACCAAACGTAAGAACCCAGCAAGATGATAATAGGAGTACCAATACTGTGACCCTAACATACGTCTAGGACATATCAGGGTAGATGCTAAGTTCCCTTAAAGACACTTATACACATATTGGACAAATATGTTTGTGGTATAATATCAACATGGCAGAGAAGAAAATTAAGCCTAAATGTGAAGTCACTTTAATACTAAAGGACAGACGATTTACAGGCAAAGGAGTAAACACACTATCTGCCCTTAAAAGGCTAAAAGAGCCAAAGGACATTAAGTCAATAGCCAATTTTGAAACAGTTGTAGACGGAAAACTGGCTAAATTTCCTTTACGCCTCAACCCCACCAAGCTAAAGCGACTCTTCGCAAATGAGTGGGAGATGGAATTACTGGCTAAAAGACTAGATACGTTAAGATGAGATACGCTAACATATACGACTACATAGAGAGTCAGGAGACTGAATACCAACAGCCCATTAGTATAAATGGCTGGGACTGGTCTATGAAAGACCATATCCAAACAAGTTTTTATTACAAGCATGGCAGGTTACTAGGAGGGAATGACGATTTAACTCCTGTCAAGAACATTACTCGCCCTATTTTAAACCTACAATACCGAGCAGAAGACATTGATGTAAAAGATGTCGTACTTTATGTAGATGACCCAGACTCATACCACCTATCGTTCCTAGTGAAGAAATACCATGATGACGTATTTATCCCTGAGAATGACTTGGACACGTTTTTTGATGAAGTCAAGGAGGCTAAGATAGATTACGGAGGTGGACTAGCTAAGAAGATGTCAGGAGCTAGACCAGAGAACGTAGACCTACAGAGCATAGCTTTCTGTGACCAAACCAACCTAATGTCAGCACCACTTGGTATAAGACATTATTACAACCCAGCAGAACTAAAGGACATGGGTAAACAAGGTTGGGGTGACGAAGCTAACGGAGCAACTATGAGCCTAGAAGAACTCATAGAACTATCAGAGTATTCAAAGGAAGATGACACAGAGACAGGCAGGGAGAACGACACTTCAGGAGCTTACATTGAAGTCTACGAAGTGCATGGAGTTCTACCTAAGTCATTCTTAGATGACGGAGATGACGACTACGAATATGTACGCCAAATGCACATAGTAGCTTTCTACAAGAACAAAGATGATGACCGTAGAGGAGCAATACTATTCCGAAAAGAGGAGAAAGAGAATCCATTTAAACTACACCTAAGAGACAAGATATACTCACGAGGTCTAGGTTATGGAGGAGCAGAAGAGTTGTTTGAACCACAAGTTTGGACTAACTATGACGTAATACGAATAAACGATATGCTAGACGCAGCCTCAAAGGTTGTGCTTAAAGGTGTTGGTACAGACTTAAAGGTAAGATACCCTAACGGACTACATGACGTAGACAACCTACAAATCATAGAACTTAGCGAGGGAGAAGACTTAGGACAGATAGACACCACACCACGTTCTATGGCTCTATTCCAACAGAGTGTAGCTGACTGGGAAACACACGCACAGAAGACAGGAAGTGCTACAGAAGCCCTCTTAGGAGAACAGCCACACGCAGGAACACCATTTAGGTCACAAGAGAGACAAGTCATTGAAGCTAAAGGACTACATGAGTACAGGAAAGAGAAGTATGCACGTTTCTTAGAGGAAGTGTACCAAGACTGGATTATCCCTCACATTCAAAAGGAGATAGTTAAGGGTGGAAAGTTCCTAACAGAGCTTACAACAGACGAGATGCAGTTCGTGGTAGATAAATTAGTCACCAAACAAGCAAATAAGTTCATTAAAGAGCTTATATTACAAGGACAGGCAGTAACAAGAGAACAAGTAGAGCTATTTAAGGCTCAAACCAGAGAGAAGCTAGCAAAACAAGGCAATAAGAAGTTCGTTGAGATACTCAAAGGAGAGTTCAATGACAAGCCACTACGAGTTAAGGTCAGTATTGCTAGTGCAAGTAAGGATTTGGCAGGTATGACAGACAAGATGGTAAACATCTTCCGACAGATTATCTCCAACCCACAGGCTTTCCAACAGGCTATGCAAATACCTGAGATGGCAGCCACATTTAACAATATCTTAGAGTATAGCGGTATTACCCCCGCTGTGTATGCAGGGTTATCTGCACCACAACAGCAAGTAAGCCAACCGCAACAACAGGGAGGCGTAACACCTGAACTGGACTCTGATGAATTACAAACTAACCCACAAATATAATGGAAGCATTTAATTATTTAAACGACATAGAGAAGTCTGAGATTGAGAAGTTCGTAGAGAACAAGACTCAATTTGAGGCTGTCAGGAAAGTGCTATTAGCTGGTATATATTTCAATGGCACATTGACCGCAGGAGAACCAGCAGACGCAAGAAAGAATTTTCTACTTGCACAATTAACACAACCTATCATGGAGAACGCACCGATAGCAGAGTATGGCAGTCATGCCAAGAGTCTCGTAAATGGTGTGAAGCTCATTGAGACAGGTTTTAACGACTTTGAAAAGTTCAGGAAAGTTGAGACTGAACCAAAAGCAAAGGTAAATCGTGGGAAGTAATTATTAGTTAAGGTAAGAATATGACAATATTAGTATCAAAAATCTTAACTGCTATGGCAGCCGTAGCCCTCTTAATGGGAGGAGTAGTTGCTTTAACAGTACAAGATTTGAGTTTAGGGTCAGCAGGTGAAGTACCAGCACTTCAAGGAATTGCAACAACCACCGCAGTAGGGCCACAAGAAGTCATTACAGTATTTGCAAACAAAGCAAACTGTTCTTCAAGGGTAATTAGTACCACTGATGGAACAGGACAAGCTATTCAAGTGTTGTTTGGTGCACCTACAAATGGAGATATAACAACTCCAACAGAAGTAGTAGGACACCTACAAGCAGCAAGTACAACAGCTATGTATGACGCAGGGTTATACGGTTGTGGAGCTTGGAAAGTACACGCATCAGCATCTACAACTCTATTGATTTCAGAGTTTAGATAAACATTATAATTAACAGGACAAAATCATGTCATTAGAGATAGCAAAGTTAAAGAGCCTCAAAGACAAAGTATACGGCAAGGAGGTCTTAAAAGAAGCAAAGAAAAAGGTCGGGAAAGTTTATAAGTCAAAGAAATAAGTAACATGAATAAATTTCTAACAGCAGGAGTCGCAGTAGCGGTAGTGTTATCAGGCTTAGCTTTCTTCGGAATAGAAGATGGACTTGACGGCAGAGATGGGCGAGATGGTAGAACTGGTGCACAAGTAGGACCAGACCACTACGACACACAATACTTCCAAGCAGGAGCAGTATTTGGAGGTAAAGTAGCAACCTCTTCAGGTGAAGATGCAACTGTTACGGTAGACGCAAGAGTTATTGACCAAGATTTATCTTACGTGTCATACACACCAAATATTGACCAAACAATAACAACACAAGCGAGTACATCAGCACCATTTAGGAACTTGAAAGTAGGAGAATCATTCTCTCAACTATTCTATAACGCTTCAACTTCAGCTTCAGCAACAATTACGTTTGCAGCAGGTACAGGAATTGACCTACAAGAAGATGAGGGTGAGACGGTTGTTCTTAATGGACTAGAAGTAGCTAGACTTACTTATGTCAAGAAAGCAGATACCGATATTATTATGTGGGTAGAAGCAGGACAAGTAGGAGACTAATTATTATGAGTTCTCACATCTCTTCAAAAGTGATTAACAGTTCTCACATCTTATAAGTGAATAGTTCTCAATACTATGGAAAACAATGACAATACTCCAACAGACGTTGTGGAGTCAGATGACAACGTCACAGAACCAGCACCAGAGCCTACTGAAGATTCAGAGGAAGAAGCAGTAGACGTAGAAGCCCTTAAAGCTGAAATGGAATCTTTAAAGAAAGATAATGAAGACCTAGCAGACAAGTTAGCCAAAAAGAGGATAACTAAACGCAAAAGTAATCAGGCTGATTCTAAAAAAGAAACACAATCAGACGGACTAGATTATGCACAGAAAGCATTTCTGAATACAGAGGGAATCAAAGAGTTTGATTTCGTTGAAAAACAGATGAAAGAAAGTGGCATACATGATGTTGAAAAGATATTAGCTAACGGTTACTTCCAAGCTCAACTCAAAGAACACAGAGACTCAGTTGCAGTTAAGGAAGCCACACCATCAGGCACTCGTACCGACTCTAAACCATCTAACACCAAAGTAGATTACTGGATTGATAAAGGGGAGCTTCCACCTAATGATGCAGATAATGTAAAACTAAGGAGAGAGGTGGTAAACGAGAGGATTAAACGCAGCAAGTCAGGCAATAACTTCTCACAACAGGCGATTGTAGACGCTTTCAATTAACATCTAGCCAGTCTGAATTAACAGCAAAATTCAGATTATTATGGCAAACACACTAGGAGCAGGAGGAACTTCGTCAGTATATAAGGAAGAATGGCTAACTAAACTTCAAGAAAGATTAGACAAGCCAGTTACATTTAAAGAAGTATGTGACGTTACCTATTCAGATAACTACATCTTCAATGTACCTTATATGAGTACAGAGTTTTCGGCTCAAACAGGAACACGAGGAACAGCTTACAGCTTCTCTGACTTTACTCTTACAAATGAACAACTTACCATTTCCACAAAGGAGGTAGTACCAATTTTCATTGACCGAGCAGACCAAGCACAATGTACATACGTTTCACAAATGGAAATGGCTGAAAGACAAGCTGCACTTCTACTTGATAAAGTAGAGTCAGCAGTTCTAGCAGACCACGCAGCATGGACAGACGTAGGTGATGTCGCAGGAGTAATTACTTCAGGAAACACTACACAAGCAACCGTATCAGCAACTAACATTGATGATATTGTTCGTGGTGTACGAAGAATTATTACTGTAGCTAACGGTGAAGAACTAGCAAACCGCAACGGTATCTTCTTCGTATGGCGACCAGCAGACTTTGAAGCACTAGAACAATTTGCACAAGCAAACGGATTCAACCTTGCAGACGCAGCGTTGAAGTCAGGTATTGACAAGGGTTATTACCTACTTGGTGCATACCACTATGTTTCAAACTCACACACTGCAAATCACGTATTCGCAGGTGTTCGTAAAGTACACAAAGTAGGTATTCTACGAAGCACATGGGGACAAATCGTTGTAACACAAGACCCTAACCTACAATCAGGAGTAGGTCTTATTGCACGAGCAGACTTCGGAGTAAAGACTCCAACAGGACTAAAATCAATTCTCTACGATATTAACGTAACTTAATTGTTCTTATACTTAGCCCTTTTACGAGGGTTAAGATATGGGAGTAAAGATTTGCTTGGGATTACCCACAAACAGAGGGATAAAGCCAAAAACCGCACAATCTTTGTTGGAAATGGTTTTGAGTACCCCAGCAAACTTCCATGCAGTTGTTTCAACAAAAGGATATAACACAGCAGAGAATCGTAACTGGATTACTGCCAAAGCCTTTCAAGCAGGTTGTACGCATCTTCTCTTACTAGATGACGATATGGTTTACACCCCAGATGGGATAAACAAACTATTGGCTCACAAGAAAGAGATAGTAGGTGCTAAGTACAGCGTTAGGAGGATAGTTGAGGACAAATCAATTAACCACGAAGTCATAGAGTATGGAGATGACCGTAGCGAAACAGATTTGTTCAAGTGTCAAGCGTTAGGTGGAGGATTGCTTCTCATAGACCTAAGTATCATTCCAAAGATGAAGACACCGCTATTCTGGTACAAAGTATTGGATATAGGCATGGTGGAGATGAGTAACGATTGGTGGTTCTGTGAGAGAGCTAGAGAGGCTGGGTATGACGTTTGGTGCGACCCTACGATTAAATTAGGACACATAGGAGAATATGAATACTAAAGTAGCCATAGGAGTCCCTTGTAACAGGGTTATAAAGCCAAAGACCATGCAGAGTTTACTGGAGATGGTTCATTACTCGGTAGATGTTGATTTAGTCCCTATCATAGCGACAGAGGGCTATACAATTTCAGAGAATAGAGCCTATATCTTAGCCCAAGCCATGAAAGTTGATTGTGATTACCTACTATTCGTAGATGATGACATGATATTTCCAAAGAATACGCTAGAGCAGTTACTCTCACACAAGAAAGAGATTATCGGAGTTCCGTACTACTCACGAAAGCTACCAAGAGAGTCAGTTGTGGTATATGAAGACGGCACAGAGGTTAAAGGAGAGTTACCAGAAGACCTCTTTAAGTGCCAGCACGTAGGAACAGGGATAATGCTCATTGATTTAAGTATTATAAACGACTTAGAGAAACCTTACTTCTTTATGAAGACACATGAAATAGGGTTTACTTTAATGGGAGAAGACGCTTGGTTCTGCCAACAGGCACGAAAGGCAGGATTCAAGATATGGTGTGACCCCAATTTAGAAATTAAGCATATAGGCGACTATATTTATTAACATGGCATTATTTAGCGACACAACCACAAAAGACGGACTCATTCAAAGATTTGAGTTTTGGACACGCATGAAAGACGGTTCTGTAACAGGAACACTCTTAAAGCAGGTCACATCAAGGATAAATACGGCATTTGAGAAAATCATGCCTATTTTGCTTTCATATAGCGACTATATCCGCTTTGACGATACACAAAACCACACAGATAGACCTATCGGAACAGTAAACATTGTATCAGGACAAGCAGACTACACGATTAAAACAGACGACAATTCCCTAGATATTTTAAACATAAACGCAGTAAGAGTGCTTACAAGTGCATCAGGCACAGAGTACGCAACGCTAGAACGACTCACATTAGATGATGAGAGAGTATTAGACGCTATGAGTCCTAATCCTAGTAATACTGGCGTACCAAGTCACTTCGTAGAGCAAGGAAACAACATATTCCTCTACCCAGAGCCTAATTATGCAGCCACAGACGGCATTAAACTCTTCTTTCAGAGAGAACAAAGATACTTCCTATCTACAGACACCACAGATAAAGAGTCAGGATTACCTAAAATCTTTGATGAACTACTCGTATTACACGCAGCAAACGACTGGATTGCCGTAAATCGTGCAGACGACCCAAGACTTCACAACGAAATCCAACTACAAATACAGAAGATGGAGAAGAACTTAAAGAACTTCATAGACATGAGAAACCCTACAAAGGTCAAAATGACTATGAAAGCACCACATAACTTCCGCTAATATGACGAATCAATCACGAAACTTAGGAACAGTAACAAATGACGCATTAACGTCACGCAGTACAACATGGGCTGACGCTAATTTTACGTGGGCAGAGGGAGGTGGCACATGGGATAATCCACACGACTTAGGCAACCAAACAAGGAATTTAGGAACTATGACTAACCAAGCAACATCATGAAGAATATAATTACATCATTTATAATATCAGTCGTTGTAGTAGTGGGATTTGCTAACCTATACCCACTTTTTAAGAATGATAACTTAGGAGCTACACTCACGACCTTAAATAGCTCTGACAACTTGGTAGACTTTCCTACAACTTACAATGCCAATAACACAGCTATAAACACTGAATTAGGTCTTATTTCGGGAACGACAACTATTCCTAGTATTACAACTCTTACAGGACTCACAACGATAGGAACTATCGGAACGGGGGTGTGGGAGGCAACAGATGTGGGAGTTGCTCATGGAGGAACAGGCAAATCAGCTTGGACTCAGTACCTTATTCCTTACGCAGACACTACGACATCATTTTCACAAATAGCAATAGGGACTTCAGGACAATTCTTAACATCAGGAGGTGCTGGGGTAGCTCCGTCTTTCACGACTTCAGCAATCAACCAAGCACTAGACTACAGCTTCACAGGAACTTACTTTGGAATAGATAATCTTTATGCTTCATCAACCCTAAACATAGCAGGTGTAGATTACACTTTCCCATCAACAGACGGAGCAAGTTCAACCGTATTTATGACAGATGGAGCAGGAGCTATGACTTCTTATAGACCAGATTGGCACTTACTAGATGTCGTAGAGACTACAGCCGTAGACAACGCAACCTCAACATTCGCTACGGCAGAAAACCTGATGCTTGTGTATTCATGGACAGCCTGTGCAACAGGGTGTAATGCAAGAGTGACATTTAATGGGTTGTCAGACGGCAACTACGGAAGCCACATATCTGTTGATAATGGAGCATTTACTGATGCAAGTGATGTAGATTTCATGACAACCAGCAATTCGGGTGGAACTGCCGCAACGCAAGGTGTGGTATACATCAAAAACGTATCGTCACAAAGGAAACTAGCGACCTTTTCAGGCTCAACTTTTGCTGGCGGCTCAACAGCACCATCAGATTCAGCAGAAGGTTCAGGAGTATGGGACAACACATCAGCACAGATTACATCATTAAATATAGAAAGTAGCGATACTGTAGGCAGGAACTTTACCAACTTAAAGATTTACGTTTACGGAACAAATAACTAATATGGCTCTTATTCAGACAATAATAAACAGATTTGACGGGGGAATACAAAACGACATACGTTTGCGTATTCAGGGAGCTTCACAGGTTTGTAAGAACTTTGATGTCTTTACCAATACCAGTAAGATGTCACCGTATTTTGACACTGATGATGGAGATAGTTCAGCTTCAACCAGCAAAAAACAGAACTTTGCCGTAGCTTTAGATGCTAGTGCAAGTACATATAGGCTCTACGCACTAGGGGTTGTTAGTGGTCAGAATTATGCGGAGGTGAAGTATAAAGACCTGACATCAGGCAGTACACCAGACTTCGGTGACGCTTTGTGGGGAACACTAGGAACGACAGCGAAACATCAAGGCTCATCAGCCGCTGTGGATTTTGGGCTATTTACATATTACGCAAGGACTGGTCTGATTTATTGTGCTTCAAGTGGAGACAATCAAATAATGGCTTATGACCCAGACGGTCTTGTAGACTTCGCAGAGAGTGGAGTCAATGCAGTAACAATGACAACCGTAAGCGAGGGGTTAGTTCACTCAAAAGACGACATACTCTATATTCCTTATGACAATAAGATAATGAAGTTTGACGGTAGCACTTGGACAGACGCAGCAATTACAGTTCCAACACACATGGTTATCAACTCTATTTGTGAATACGGAAACTATATCGCTATCGCAGCAACCCCCAAGAGTGGCGTTGGCAAGACCTTTGTATATTTATGGAACAGAGACAGTACACTAACAACCCTTTCAGAAAGTATTGACTGGGGTACAGGACAGATTAAGGCGTTAGAGGAAATAGAGGGCTTTCTAATGGGCATTTCTTATTATGGAGGAGTACACAGACGACAAAATGACAGAATTGTATTTAGATATTACGCAGGAGGCACACCTAAGACTTTTTTACAGATACAGGCAGACGTAAACACCGTTCTTTTACCAGCAGGAAAGCAGAAGATAGATGAAAGGCTGTATTTCTCAATGAAATACACCAAAGACAGCACCATTCACGCAGGAGTGTGGTCAGTACGCTTCCATGAGGGTCAATTTGCTCTTGTTCAAGAAAGAGAGCCTGACACTGGACTCACGCTTACAGAGAACTTTATCCCCAAAGGATTCATCAAGGTTGGTGATATTCTATTCCAAACCTACATCAATACAGGCGGTGGAACTTTTGTAACCAGCAAAACCAACGAACAAACAGCTTATGCAGATAATTCAGTCTGGGCTTCAATCATTAACCCAAATATTGAGGCAAAATATATGTCACGCAAGAAGCAGTTGATAGCTGTTTCTATGAGTTATGAGACATTACCTACGGCTGGAAGTGCCAAACTAGAATACAAGATAGATGGTGGAAGTTGGACAGAGATATTCACAGAAACAACAGATAGTGCGGTCAATACGGAAGCTGTCGTAGACGTAAACGGTGCTCAGTTTGCAGAGGGCAGAGAGTATGAATTTAGAATCACATCAACAGGTGGTGCAGAGATTACAGAGCTTAAATACAAGTGGGACACACTTGATACACAAATATGAACCCAGAACTAGAACTAATGAAAGCAGAATTAGCTGACCTCAAAGAAAAGTTTGAGAGACTACAGAAGTCAGACCGCTATGTATTTGAGAGAGATTTAGAACTTCAAACAGGTAGGAATATTCAACTAGCCACAGACACAGGAACAAAGATTGGTACGGGGATAGACCAGAAGTTAGGTTTTTACGGAGAAACACCAAAAGTCCAAGCAACAGTAGCCAATACAAGCAACGCAGCATTTACAGAAGACAGTGGCACTACAGTAAATGTGGAATCAACCTTTGGAGGTTGGAGAATAAAAGAGGTGGTACAAGCTCTTATTAACATAGGTATATTAGATGGAACAGCAGATTAAAAAATAACTAATTATTAACATGGCAACAAATACTAAAATAGGAGATGACTTCCTTACAGACGAACAAAGGTCAAGCGTTGCTACGTCACAATTTCTCGTAGATAACGCCAATCAAAACATAACATCTGATTCTATCTCTGATACAGGGGAAGATTTGTTCGTTCCCGAAAGTCCACAAACAACAGACCAAACTGGTGTGATAGACCAACAACTCGCAGGACTACAACAGGGCGTAAGCACTATTGATAGCCAAATTGCAGGAACAGAAACTCAGAGTGATGATTTACGAACTCAGTTACTAGAAACTCTAAGTGGTCTAGGAGAAGAACAAGCACGAACACAAGAGCTTGAACAACAAGCAGGTTTAGGTATTCAAAGAAAAGAGCTACAGAACGTAATAAATGAACTACAGACGTTGCAGAAAGAGGCTGCAGCGATACCACTTTCAATACAAGAAGAGTTTGCAGGTAGAGGTGCTACCGCAGCAGGTGTAGAGCCAATTCAAACAGGTAGACTACGACAGAACGCTATAAAAGCACTCAGTTTTGCAGCTATAGGACAAACTCTACAAGGAAACATCTCACTAGCAGAACAAACTATCGCAAGAGCTATTGATGCAGAATTTGAACCACAAAGACAGAAACTAGAAGTATTAGGACAGCTATACAAATTTAACCGAGAAGATTTAGAGAGAATTGATAAGAAAAGGTCAGACCAGCTAGGTCTTTACCTTGATGAACGCAAGAGAGTGCTAGATATTCAACAAGCAGACAAACAAGAGATATATAACATAGGAACAATCGCACAACAGTACGGTGCAGACACTCAGACCGTACAAGCCATCTTTGAAGCTAAGACAAGAAAGGAAGCGGTATTGCTTGCAGGTAAGTACCTACAAGACCCACTAGCGAAACAAGACCTCATCAACGCAAGGTTAGAGAATGAACTAAAAAGGGCACAAATCAATAAAGTGGCTAGAGAAACAGCTTTGTTAGGAAAAGACGCACAAAACCAATTAACTATTGATACACAAAGAGCTTCTGATGCAGTACGAGCAGGAGAAGACCATATCGCCACACTTAACGGCTTACGAAACCACAAAGGAATGACTAAGGCTGTAGGTTCTTATAAAATAGCTCGTTGGACACCACTTCAAGTAGATAAGTCTGCTGTAAATGACTTTGTTTCAGGTGTAGAACAATACATTGACCAATTAACACTTGATAAGTTGATTGAGTCTAAGGCACAGGGAGCTACTTTCGGTGCTTTGTCTGATAGAGAGTTGCAAGTTATCGCAAGTGCAGCCACCAAGATTTCGGGTTACAGGAGAACACGAGATGATGGAAGTGTCTATTTTGAAGTAGACGAAGCAACCTTTAGAGCAGAGTTGTTGAATCTACAGACAAAAATACAAGACGCTGTAAACAGAAAGCGAGGAGGAATCCTTGACGCAGGAGAAGTGTCCGTACTTGACGAGGCTTTCCCTGACAACCAAACACAACCAGATGATTATTTTGGTATTACTAGCACAACACAAGCAACTAACTTTTAAGACTTATGGCATTTAACGAAACAGAATTAGCAATCATCAAGACTGGTAAGGAAAGCGGTAAGTCTCGCCAACAAGTTGAGGAGGCTTTGCAGAACTACCGACTTGGGATTACACCAAGTAAGAAAGAAAGGGTACAAAACCAGTTTGTAGACGGAAGAAAGAGTCCACTACGAGCTTTGGGTGACGTATCTTTAGGTGCGGTTAAGGGATTAACCGAAACCGCTATTGCTCTACCAAGAGCATTACAAGCAGGAGGTCAGGCTGTACACGCAGGATTAGACCCTACACGAACATTCGCAGAAGTAAGAGAACAGACAGGTTTAGCCTCACTACAAGGAGATGACGCTGCCTTTATAGACGACCTCTTAAAAGCTAAAAACCCTGAACAACGAGCAGGAAAGATTATCGCCTTTGCAGGTGAACTTCTAGCAGGAGGGGGTGCTTCTCTATTGAAAAAAGGCTTTCAAAAGGGGACTGAGGCTGTGGGAGGTGTAGTTGGTAGGGGTAAAACCGCTATTAGTGAAGCTCTCCCATCAGGACTTAAACAAACGGTGTCAGAATTTGGAGAAAGAATCCCTAGATTGGGCGGTAGGGTAAGAGAGAGAGTTGAACAGGCTTCCGTAAGAGCAGAAAGAATAAGAAACGCCACCCCAGCTACTCAAAAAGCAATTAAATCAGGTGTAGACGACAGAATTATTGACTTTGTAGATGATGTAAAACTTAACGCACCAGATACGCTTTCAGATTATAAAGAAATAGTAGACCTAGCAGAGAATGTTGGTGCTAGAGGTGCTGCACGACCAGAATTTATAGCAGGACAAAGGGCTGCTGAACAATACAAACTAGCAGACAAGGCAAGAAAAGACGTTGGAGGAAAGATTGGTGAGGCTGTAGACGCACTTTCAAAGAAACAGGGTGCAGTCAATATACTACCAGCACAACGAAATCTACGAATCCTATTGTCACAAAACGGAATACAACCAACAAAAGGTGGCAAGTTGGTGTTTGAGGCTACTGAATACACACCAGCACAACAAAAGAAAATACAAGAACTCTATGACATAGCAACAAAGAGTGAAAACTTCACAGCACGACAGATATGGGGATTTGATAAGCAGTTCTCACAACTACAAAGAACAGCACGATTTGATTCAGAGATAGGAGACATATTTATTAAGACAGCAGATGGAGGAGATACAAGTATCTTCAAGGCATTTAGAGATGTCTATTCAGGAGAGCTTGAAAACATAGCACCAGAAATACGAGTCCTTAACCGAGAATACGCACAGTGGAGAACTCTCATAGATGACGTTGAAAGTTCAATCGTCAAGCGAGGTAACTTCTCAGGTACTTCAAAGGTAGACCCTGCTGAATTTGCACAGACCAACCTACGCAGGATATTTAGTGACGCTACAAGTGCTGCTGACTATAGGGCTATCTATAACAACTTAGATGAGGCTTCAAGAACTTTGGGCTACACAGGCTCACGAGCAGATGACCTAGCGTGGTTTGCAACAAGAATGAGACAAATCTTCCCTGAAACAGTCCCAGAGACATCAGCTACTAAGATACTTGGTGGTGGTGTGAAACAAACAACAGAAAAAGTCCTAGAAGCAGGTAAGCCTAGCTTAGTAGACCAACAGAGAGCAATTAGAGAGATGTTGGAAGAGGCACTTGGTCAAGGGTCTTTTAAACAGGGCGTAATCCCTATTAACAGCGTGGTATAATAAGTAACATGGCAACTATAAAACAAGAAAAACTAAATAAGCTAGCCCAAGAGGTGAAACAAGCCTTTAAGGAGGCAGAGAACGAACTCACTCGTGAGGAATTTCTTGATGCAATCAAAGATATTGTAGCTTTCGTAAAGAAAATAAAGCAAGAAAACGTACAAGAAGTTGCCACAATGAAAGAGATTTCTGCCAAAGACAGCAGGAGGTTAGCAGAAAAAGCAGCACAGTCAGAACAAGCCCTAAAACAAGAAATAAAGAAATCATTTGAACAAGCCTTTAGTGAACAACAAGGTTCGCTTAATTTTATACGAGACAAGGTTTCTAACTTTGAGAAACAAAAAGACAAGAACGAAGAGAGCCTAATAAGAGAAGTAATGGAACTCATACCAGAGATGCCTGAAATTAAATCCACTACACCAGTAGAAACACGAAACAAACTAGAAACGCTAAAAGGAGAAGAACGACTAGGGTGGACAGCAATACATGGACTAAAAGAAAAGCTAGAAGAACTTAAAGAAATGAAAGTCGGTGGTAAAGGAGGTGGAGGAACATCAGCTATGGGAGTACGATACGCACTAGGTAGCACAGCAGTAAAGGAAACACCAACAGGAGATATTGACGGAGCTAATACTACTTACACCGTAGGAAGAACGATTAACTTAGTAGTATCTTTTGCTATCAATGGACAAGTCATAACAGATGATGAATACACAGTAGCAGGAAAAACAATAGAAATGACGACTGCTATACCAGCAGCATTATCAGGGACTAGCTTTCGTATAGTATACGTTTAATATTATGATAGAAGATTTAAAAACATTAGGCATAGTAGCAGTAGCATTTACGCTAATATTTGGTGCTGTCTTTGTCAAAGATAGAGTTGGAGGAGAAGAGAACGTAGGATTAGCACTATACTTACCCGTACAGCTTAATAGTGTAGATACAGCAGGAGATGGAGAGTGTCTCTCTTATCAAAGTGCCACTTCAAAGTTTGAGTGGATTTCTTGTGGTGGAGCAGGAGGTTCTACTTTGCACGTAGACGCTACTGGCTCAGTTTACCCAGCAGACGGTGACTATCACTCAGCACCTTATTACACAGCAACCTCAACAGCTACAGCCTCAACATTCCCATTTGCTTCTACAACAGCACTCACAGCTACGAACTTGTTTGGTGCTTTAACTGGCAACGCAGACACAGCTACTGCCCTTGCTGCCAATGGTGGTAACTGTGCAGCTGGAGAAATTGCTTTAGGAGTTGATACAGCAGGTGCAGTAGAGGGCTGTTATGAGCCAACAGAGGGCGATATAACAGACTTAGCCCACCTTACCTTTCCGTGGACACCGACAGCTTTAGGAAATTCAACATCAACATTATTGCAACTTACAGCAGGAGCACTCATCACAGGAAGTTCTACAGTAACAGGACAACTTAATGTTTGGGATGAAGGAACAGGAGCTCACGATGCTTTTGATGCAACCTTTGGAGACCCAGATGACTACGGAGCTATTCAAATTGGAAACACTGAAATTTATTCTTCTTCCTTTAGTGCGAGTAACCTAGACTTAGATAAAGCATTTCTTCTCAGACAAACTGGAAATATTGGAGCTGGTAATGACCCAGGAATTGAATTTGCTTGGATGGAACAAGGAAACGCTGTCCGTATGGCTATCCCAGAAAGTGGAGCTGGAAATGCTACTGCTATGATTAGGTCAGTTACAATTGCTGGGCCATATGCTGCTGCAACAGGAAACAACATTGTCCTTTGTGACACTTGGTCTACATACAACACAAACATAGACTGTGATACGGGTGGTACGGGAGCAGACCTCTTTGTTCAAGACGACTTAGAAGTAGAAGGAGAACTATATCTTTCTGGCTCAATTTATGGCGATGCAGATGACGCTTCACAGCACCAAATTGTTTTTGCTAACGCAACAGCAGACCACATTCTCACTATCCCAGACGACACGATAGCTAGTGGAGACTTGCTCGTAGGTAGTGGAGCTGGAACATTTGTGTACACAGCAAAGGGCTCAATAAACCTCGGAGACTTTAACGATAACCTTACTCACTATGTAGACGCAGACGTTTCAACATACTTAACTGGTGGTACGGGAATTACAGAGTCGGGAGGAACTCTTACTTTTGATTGTTCAGAAGTAGAGGGGGTGGGAATTAACTGTGCAACAGAAGCAATCACACTAGACCTATCGCTTAATAATGCTTGGACAGGTACAGGAACAACAACTTTTGCAGGAGATATAGATGTGGCTGACGCTATGGAAGCAGGTTACTTTACAGGAACAGGTGCTACTTCAACCTTTGCCAATGGCTTAGACCTTACCACAGGTTGTTTAGCGTACAACGGAACTTGTATTACAGTTGAAACCATTACAGCAGGAGATTATCTAACAAAAACAGCGAGTGATATTGATTTAGACGTAGAGATTTATACAGAAACATTTACTTTCTCTATAGCTTCTTCAACCCTCTCTACAACAACTTCTGCAACTCAGCACAAATTACCCAATGCGATAACTATTACTAGAGCAACTTGCTCAACTAACGCAGGGACAACTAGCTTACAAGTTGATGAGAGAGCAGAAGCCACTCCTAACACAGCAGGAACAGATGTGTTCACAGATTCATTCTCTTGTGGAAGTGGTTTTACTAACGCTACAAGTTCGTTCAGTAATGCTAGCATCACAGCAGACAATATTCTTAATCTTGATGTAGACACGACAGACGACCAATCTTCGGGTGCTACTCCAACAAATGCATTTCTACACATTGAATACACGATAGATGATTAAAAACATTCTCAAAGTAATAGGACTATCACTTACGGCAATATTCTTTGCTGTAGGTGTAATCTTCTTTACTGGAACACCAGAGCTTCCTTTAGGAGTACCGTTTAATCAGCAAGACTTGATAGATGCGATTCCTAGTAATTTTCAAATAGGAGATGAAGATACTGCCTTTGCTTGGACAGACGATAATACAGATGAGGATATAATCATACGCACAGACTCTAGGAATTACCACTCTTGGGGAAGTGCTGTGATTATGCACGTAAGCATTACCAATGTACATAAATTTGACCAGAACGTAGGATTAGTGTTCTCGTTCCCAGATGCAAGGTATGTGGCAGAGAAGTATATGCGTTTCACAGGAAACTCATCAACTACATCACAAGTGGTCACAGCCTTACCGAAAGACCCACATGGAGTACCAACCTTTGAAACGGTGGAACACCTAGAAGCCCAATATCAAGAGCTTGTCTTAACGGGTGTTGATACACGGGATATAAGTTCTATCTCACGTAAAGACATCAAAGCTAATCTAACTCAAAATAATGTCGCTGTATTGAATATCGCTAGTGGGGAGACAGCCATCTTTAAGGTGTATGTGAAGTTTCCAAAAGGTGTAGAGGGACAAGAATACTTCTTGGAAGCCTTTGGCGATAGGGGTGCATACGGACACCTTGACCCTAATTCATGGGATTTTGAAGATGATTTTGAAGCGTATGGTACAGGTTTTCTTACTGGAAACGGTGATTGGACAGAAACATCTAACACATATGACGTAGTTAGTAGTCCTGTGTACGAGGGAACGAGAGGGGTTGAGTGTCCTGAGGTTTGTAATAAAGCTGCCAATGCTAATTTCACAGACATATCAGATGATGGTGCAGAGGTGTGGTGGGCGTTTATGAACGATAATGGTATGCCCGCAAGTGGTGACTCTACTTTTAGGGTTATGGAAGGTGGTGGGAACAGAGTCTTAGTCGGTGTTCACAGTGGAACAATTAAATGGGGTCATGGCTCACCAACAGGGGGTCTTGATACGATTATTTCAGCAGTTAGTGGTAGGTGGTATATTGCAAATGTACAAATGGCAGATGATGGAACACATAGGGTCAGAATTTATGACACTGTTACAGAAGTGTGGAGTAGTTGGACTTCTTGGGACACTGGATATTACATTAGTACCAGTGGTGATTTTACAAGTTTGAACCTCAACACAGGTGGAACAGGTGACGCCCATTATGACTTAATCACAGCAACAGACCCATTAGCGGCAGGGGGTGCTCCTGCGGGTTGGGAAGATGTAATTATCATTAGCAAAAATTGATATGAAGTTTATACTATACATACACAAGAAGTTATTTTGGAAAAGCATTTTGAACTATCCATTTATTGTTTGGAAAGGTAAGATTTTGGATTTGAGACAGATAACATGAGCAGAAACAGTAAAGGACAATTTGTAATAGGAATAGGAATAGCAGTATCAATATTGATTACAGTTGTTGGAGGTGCTTCAGCTTTCTTTGTAGGACAAGGAAGACAAGATTCAGAGATAGCGGTTGTAAGAAACGAACAAGCCAACCTTAAAGATGATGTGTCTGAGATTAAGTCAGACGTTAAAGAAATCCTAAGAGCATTAAATGAGTCTAAATAAATACGGATTAAGAGAATTACCTAAAGACAACCGAGACTTCCCTCTTGGAGCTTTTACTGTATTACCAGAGTTATCAGAACTACCAGATACATTTGAACACACAACACCGTTCCCAATAAAGAATCAAGGACAAAGTGATTTCTGTTCAGCTTATTCCTCATGTGGAGCTTCAGAGCTTCAAGAAGATGTAGAACTATACCCTGAATACAGCTTTGCTCTTTCAAAGGACATTTCAGGTAATAAAGACGAATGGGGTCAAGACCTCAGAAGTGCAGCTAAAGCACACCTAAAGGGTGCTATTCCTATGCCGTCAGAGCCTCAAAATGGCGATTTGAGAGACTTATACTCATACCCCCCAGCATGGTTTCACTCAGCAAAGAGACATGCTAAGAAGTCATATTTTAAAATAACAGGTAACTACGATAGTTACGATAATATCAAGGCTAGTATATGGAAATACAGAGAAGAGAAGCGTGGTATAATGATAGGAGTGATATGGAGTTGGGCTGTG